ATGGCGCTCTGACGATGCCATGGTGTCTGTTGGGAAGGTCAAGCAGGAATACGACAACGCGATTGTTAAACCAGCGTCTATCTGTGTTGACTCAATTGGGTTGGGTGCTCCGGTTGCGGACAGGTTGGCAGAGTTGGGGTTGCCTGTAACGTGCGTAAATGTGAGTGAGTCGCACAGTACAAACGACAGGTATCTCAGGCTGCGCGATGAGATGTGGGAGCGCGCACGGACATGGTTCTACAACCGGGACTGCAAGATTGCAAACGATGAGGCGTTTATTGGCGAGATTTCTTTGGTCAAGTGGGCACCGACATCGAACGGGAAAATGAAGGTAGTTACAAAGGCGGAGATGAAGCGGGACATCGGCAAGTCTCCAGACAGGTCTGAGGCGTTCTGTTTTACTTTCATGCACACAACGGGTATAAGCAGGAAGCCGAAGGCCATTAAATACCCATCTCGGGGATACGCATAGGAGAAAGTCATGTTTGGCAAGAAATCAAAGCAAACGTCGCTGGAGCGGTTTGTAACGCAAAAAGGGATTGAAGCAGGGAATCTGAAACGCGCAAAAGGCGAGCCTTTGAAGGCAAAGATGGGGCCAAAATCTCCAATGGCTGTGCCTCCTGTAAAGAATCGGCCTATCAGTAAAGGCAAGGCTGGCCCGGTTCGGATTGTGGGTGACTAATGAGTATTGTTACAGATGCAAAAGTCAAACAGCTTGAGTCAACAGTGAAGATGGTTGTTGACAGGATGGCTGTAATGCAAAGAGAAATTGATGATCTGAAAGCGGCGACTGTGTTGCCGTTGGCAAGCAGAGAGACGCTTTCAATCAAGAAACGCGAAGCATACAAAGGCGCATAAAGGGTTAAACCATGCCATATCCCGTATCTGAAAATGCAGTTGATCCAATTCAAGGTGACGGGAGCAATATCACCATTGACGGCGAAAATCTTGTTGCGATCATTGAGCAGCAGGTTGCCGAGTCAATTGGGCACTGGAATGGCGACCTTTCCTATGACCGCGCACTTGAATTCGACTATTACTACGGAAGGCCATTCGGCAATGAAGTAGAGGGTGAGTCGCAGGTTGTATCAACGGACGTTGCAGATACGATTGAGGGAATACTACCGAGTATTTTGCGAATCTTTACGTCGTCAGATGATGCTGTTCGGTTTGATCCCAATGGGCCGGAAGATGAGGAACAGGCCGCGCAGCAAACAGATGTTGCGAACTACATATTTTATCGACAGAACAACGGATTCCTTGTTCTGTATGAGTGGTTCAAGGACGCACTGATTCAGAAAAACGGGATTGTTAAATACTGGTGGGAAGATAAAAAAGAAAACGTCAAAGAGTCCTATCAAGGACTGACAGACGGCGAATACAAGATGCTGCTGACTGGCGATGGACTCTCGGAGATTGTTGAACTAGAGCATCGCGCATATCCGGACGCAATGGGCGTTCAGCGCCGCATGGAATTAATTGCCAGAGCGCAGGAGCAGTTACAGAAGGTTGGCGAAGCAGCGCAAGCAGGCGATCAAAACGCCATTCAGCAGTTTCAGCAGATGGAAGCAAATCTGCAAGAGGTAATGGCCGAGCCGGAGCCACAATTCCACGACGTTACGGTTCGTGTTGTTAAAGACGCATCCAAGCTGTGTATTAAAACGATCCCTCCAGAGGAATTCGGAATCTCGCCAAAGCATCAGTGCGTATCTATCCAAGACACGCCATTTTGCTATCACCGTGGGCGAATGACGATTTCTGATCTTCGTCGTGATGGGTGTCCAGAAGAAATACTTGAAAACCTATCCACTGATGACGCGCCTGAGATGTCGCCAGAGGCATTAGCACGCGATAGATTTATTGACCAGCAATGGCCTAGTACCGTACAGCCTACCGACAAATCCATGCGAGAGGTATGGGTAACGGAGTGCTTTATCCGCGTCGATCAAGACGGCGATGGTGTTGCCGAGTTGCGCCACATCATCATGCCTGGGCGTGAAATCTGGATTAACGAAGAAACAGATCACATTAACTTCGCCGCCATTACGCCAATCATCATGCCGCATCGTTGGGTTGGCCGATCGTTGGCTGAGTTGGTAATGGACATTCAGTTCACGAAATCTGTTATCTGGCGGCAAATGTTGAATAACCTGTACCTGACAAACAACCCACGCAAGGCCGTGTTGTCAACAGCAGGGGGCATAGTTCAGGCGAATCTTGATGATTTGCTTACGTCCCGCCCCGGCGGAATCATGCGCGAGTATGTTCCCGGAGCTATTCGTAACGAGGAAGTCCCTTTTGTAGCTGGCGCATCGTTCCCAATGCTTGAATACATGGACACGATCAAGGAAAATCGCACAGGAAACACGCGCTACAACCAAGGAACAGACTCCGATTCTCTGAATAAAACAGCACGCGGAATTTCACTGATTCAGTCTGCCGGACAACAGCGCCTTGATCTGATTGCGCGTATTTTTGCAGAGACCGGCGTTAAAGACTTGATGAAGGGCATCGTTTACATGATGTCCAAGTACAACACCAAGCCACTGACGATTAAGCTACGCAATAAATGGGTTGATGTTGACCCGCGTGAGTGGAAAACGATGCTAAACATGACGGTTAATGTTGGTCTTGGTACTGGTAATCGTGATGTCCAGTTGGCGCATCTTACGCAGATGGCGCAAAAGCAAAATGAATTAATGCAGTCTGGGCGCGGATACATGGTTACTGATGAAAACGTCTATAACCTGTATAAAAAGACTTCTGAGGCGATGGGATTTAAATATCCTGAGTTGTTTGTGAGTGCGCCAGAGTCAATACCGGAAGAAGCTAAACAACCGCCGCCTGATCCGAACGTTCTTAAAGTCGAGGCCGAAGCAGAGTCTGACAAACAGAAATTACAATTCAACCAATGGAAAGAACAAGTTTCCGCTGAGTTGGAAAAAACAGTAGAGCAGATGCGCTCTGCAACGCAGATTCAAATTACTCAAATGCAAGAGGCAACGAAACTTGAGGTTGAGCGAATGAGGATTGAGGCTGACGCTCAAATAGCAATCCACAAGTCAGACAACAACCTCAAGGATCAAGCGTTCGAGTTGGATAAAAAGGCTCGCGACCTTGCCTACGATGAGGAATTGCTTAACATGAAAAAGGCGCTTCATGCAGAAAGAGAAAAGTCGATGAGAATTGCAGTTCAACCAGAGGCTGTGCAGCAATGACGCCAGATGAAGAAGTACGCCGAGCAAATAATGCGGAGCGTCTATTTAATGACCCAATGATCCAGGAAACACTGAATCTGATGGAGCGGGATATTAATGACGCATGGCTTGCCTGTCCTGCAAGAGACGTTGATGGTCGGGAGTGGTTGTGGAGGCAGGCGGTTAGCACAAGGAAATTCAGAGAAATTCTGCGCGGAACCATGGAATCAGGGAAGATTGCCAAGGAGCAATTGAGACAAAAGGCGCTCGAAAATGAGCCATTGAAAGACCGCACAATTCGTGCATTTAACACCATGAGAGGAAGATAAAATGTCAGAAGGCCAAGCAGCGGCACCGGCAGCCCAAGTACAGGCACCCGCGCCAGCAGCAGCCGATCCGATTTCACGGATTCAGGCGATGCTGGACAGCGAGAGAGCGCCAGCATCAAATGAACACTCTCAAAACCAGACAGAGGAAGGCGAACAATCCTCTGAGGAAGAATATATCCCTGACGGAAGCAACAAGTCTGTTGAGGGAGAAGAACAACAAGAAGAAGCTGGAGAGGACGAAGAAGGCAATGGAGAAGAAAAGCGAGCCATTGCAGAAATCCCCCTTGACCAGCTTGAATCCATCCAACTTGAGGTGACGACCAAGGGTGAAGATGGGCGCGATGTACTCGAAAAGCCAACCATCAAGGAGCTTAAAGAGGGGTACATGCGGACGAAGGATTACAGTCGTAAAACTGCTGAACTTGCACGGCAGCGCGAGGAAGTGGGCAAAAAGACGCGCCAAGCCATAGAAGGCGAGAGAACGCAGTATCAGAGCAATTTGCAGTTGTTGCATTCGGCAATGATCGAATCCGTTGCCCCGGAATTGAAAAATGTCGATTGGGACGCACTCGCCACGAACGATCCGTTCAAGTTTATTGAATATCGCAATCGTGCCGATAAGATCAGCAGGGTACTTGGCGAAATCCAAGCGGAAAATCAGGCGATCACTAAAAAGCAGCAGGCAGAACGAGCCGCAGAAACGCGCGAGCAAGCCGTGAAAGCCCGCGAAACGCTTGAACGTGATATCCCAGGTTTTGACGACACGATGTATCAGACATTGATGAACACCGCAAAAGAATACGGGTTCGACATTGATGAAGTCGCGCAGTGGGTTGATCCGAGGCCGTTAAAAGTCTTGCATGACGCATACCAGTTTCGCCAGATGAAGAAACCAGCGGCAACCAAAAAGGTTGCAGTCGCGCCCAAGGTCTTACGATCAGGCAGCGCAAACGTACAGGGTCAGAATCAGCAGCGTGGCACGGATGCGTTAAAAAGGCTTCAAGGCAGCGGCAGTATTAACGATGCTGCGGCTGTAATCCGATCAAGAATGAGATAGCCGTGGGCTAGAAAACCCATATACGGCAAGGAGAAATAATGGCAGCACCGACAATGGCGTTTCAAACCTACCAAGCGGTAGGTAATCGTGAGGACTTGGAGGACGTAATTTACTCCATTTCGCCAACGGAAACCCCATTCATGACAATGGCAAAGCGCAAGAAAGCGACCGCCGTTTTGCATGAATGGCAGATGGATGAATTGCTTGCCGCTGCTGGCAACAAACAGGTTGAAGGTGATGACGCATCGGGCGGAACCTCCGTCCCTACGTCGCGCCTCGGCATGTATTGCCAGATTTCGAGCAAGTACGCAGTTATCACCGATACGCAACAAGCGGTCGATAAGGCAGGTCGTTCAAACGAAATGTCTTATCAGATCGCCAAACGCCTCGGTGAGTTGAAGCGGGACATGGAGTACGCATTCCTGAATCATCAGGGATCGTCTGCCGGTTCTGCAACAACGGCACGCTCTACCGCATCGGTTGAGTCATGGCTGACCACGCCCACGGGCGCGGCAATGGCCGGAAACTCAACGGACATCGGTTCTGGTGGTGGTTATACGACCCCTGGCTGGACTTCTGGCGGAACGATTTTGGCGCCGACTGATTCGAGCAACAACGGAACAATCGTTGTAGCGAATCTGAAAGCCGTTATCGCCGCTTGCTGGACGGCTGGCGGAAATCCCGGAATTATCCTTTGCGCTTCTGGCGTGAAGCAGACGATTTCAGGGTTTGCTGGAATTGCGACGATTTACCGCGAAGCGGGTAGCACAGCGAAGGGCACTGCAATTGTTGGTGCTGCTGACCTGTATATCAGCGATTTCGGTGAGCATCGCGTTGTTCCGGATCGTTTCTGCCGAAGCAATCAGGTGTTGGTGCTTGACATGGATTATTGGTCTGTCGGGTATCTTCGTCCTGTACGCCAGCAGGAAATCGCCCGTACTGGTGCTGCTGAGAAGCGGTATCTGGACGTTGAATACTGCTTGATTGCGGATAATCCGAAATCGAGCGGCAAGATTTCCAGCGTTGTGCCGTAATAACTAAGGGCCGGGGGAGAAATCCCCCGGTTTTCCCATGAGCAGACGACTTATTGGCAGCGACCCACTGACGGGGATTGATACTTTCCATGAGTACGATTCGCTTTCAGATGAAACACGAATTATTCACATTGGCGACTCAGAGCCTTATCTTGAGGCAAACAAGCGGCAAGCCAATGACGAGGACTACACCAAAAAAGGCATAAAAAACGAGTGGTGGAAATACGCGAGTATTCCGCCAGCGGTGCAAGTTAAGTGGTTAATCGAACATGGCGTTGACGTATATAATGCAGGCCATGGGAAAGAGGTACTGAAGCTGGTCAATCATCCTGACTACAGATACCTGAAAACTACAGCAAAATTTCATAGGTAGTTTTACGCATAGGGGAGCGCATGAAAAAACAACCATTGCAAGCAGTTCAAACAGTTCAAACAGAAGAAAAATTCGTATTGCCGGATGTTTTAGTTCAGGCCGAGAAGCATCGTCTGAACAGAGAATACGAAGATGCGCTGAGATTGACTGTCGATTTTATGAACGAGCATTTCGACTACGTTCCTGCGATGGTTCTGTGTGCACACATTTTCATTGATACTGGTCGCATTGGACTGGCGCACGCCATCATGGAGCGTGCCGCCGTCATTGCTCCAGATTTGCCGGTCGTGTGGAATAACCTCGGCATCTGTTATGACGAAGAACAAAAACTCGATGAGGCAGAAAAATGCTTTATCAAGGCGCTTAACCGCGATCCTAACGACGACTTGGCCCTATCGAATCTTGCCCATGTATATTTACGCAAAGGGAATCCGCAAAAATCACTGAATTGCGGAGAAAAAGCGGCAAAAATCAACCCAAAAATACCAGAGGTTCAGTTCAATATCGGGCAAGCAAACCTGATGATGGGGAACTGGAAAGAGGGCTGGAAAGGGTACGAGCACAACCTTGGGAAGCACCGTGGCCGCAAGGAAAGGACATACGGGCATATTCCTCGTTGGACAGGCATTAACGGGATGACGCTGATTGCCTATGGTGAGCAAGGGATAGGCGATGAGATCAGCTTTGCATCGTGCATTCCAGACCTGATGAAAGAAAACAAGGTCGTGATTGAGTGCGACCATCGGTTGCAAGGATTGTTTCTGCGGTCTTTCAAATGCCCTGTTTATGGGACGAGATACTTTAAAGGTGGCCTTGAGTGGCCTGCGCAATACGATTTTGATGCAACGGTTGCGATGGGTTCGCTTCCGGGCTTCTATCGTAATTCGGACGAGTCATTCCCTGGAACGCCTTATCTGATAGCTGACCCTGAGCGCCGGATTCAGTGGCGTGCGCTGTTAGATTCTCTAGGCCCACGAAAGAAAATAGGCATTGCTTGGACTGGTGGAATCAAGAAAACAGGCACGGCGAACAGGTCTATTGCTTTGCCGGATATGTTACCGATCCTTCGACAAGACGCCGATTTCATCAGCCTTCAATACAAGCCGTCGCCGGAGATTTATGAGGTCTATGAGAAATACGGCGTTGTCATTCACCACTGGCCGCACGCAACGGAAACAAAGGACTATGACGACACGGCGGCATTAGTGGCAGAGCTAGACCTTGTTATAACCGTCCAGCAGAGCGCCGTACACTTGGCCGGTGGGTTAGGTATCCCGTGTTGGGCAATGATCCCAGAGGCTCCGCTATGGCGCTACGGCGTCAAAGGAACGTCGTTCCCATGGGCGAACAGCGTCAAACTGTATCGGCAATCCGGGAAATGGGTAAATACGGTGGCTCAGATAGCTACAGACCTTCGGAATTTTGTAAAAACAGAAAAGTGATAATAATTCCGAAAAATTGTGCTAAATGGATAAAGATGCACCGTCCTGGCGCTAACTATGAAATTAGCGTTGAAAATGATTTTTCGATGATAGAGCCATATCTTCCAGAAAAAGTGACTTCGATTTTAGACATAGGATGTGGAATGGCTGGAATTGATGTTCATTTGAAAAAAAAGTATCCAGAAGCAAGGCTTGAATTATTGGACGGCAATGGAGATACGCCGGTCTATAATTTCAACGACTCATGTACTCCATATAACTCGCGTGATGCCACTGAGGAACTGCTGTCTGCCAACGGCGTTACGGTAGATCGTTGGCACGATATAGGCACCAAGGAAGAACTATCCGCCGATCTGGTTATTTCCCTCATATCATGGGGATTTCATTACCCACTTTCTGCATATAATGTTCGCGGATTTTGCATCGCGGACATTCGGAGAGATAGGCAGAGGGTCAATGGGAAAATAATCTGGAAGGCCAAAAAATCGGACAGATGCGTATGGCAGTCGCAATAAAAACATACGACTATGGGAAATGGCCGTTATTCATGCAGGCAAAGCGCCAAATTCGACATGGTGGAACAGTTGTTGATGTTGGCGCTGGTATAAGGCCGCAAAGACTTGTTGTGGCTGATAAGCATATCTGCATTGAGCCGCACAAGGAATATGCAGATGCCCTTGAATCCGCCGGTTATAGTGTAGTAAGAAAAACCGCCTTCGATGCCTTAAGTGAAATGGGCGCGGTTGATACTGTAATTGCTTTGGATGTGATAGAACACATGCCGAAAGATCATGGAAGGGCGTTTATTGACGCGGCAAAGTTAGTTGCGCGGCAGGTAATTATATTCACCCCGTTAGGGTTCATGCCGCAGGAGCAAGATGGGGATGTTGACGCTTGGGGATTAAATGGTCAAAAGTGGCAGGTACATCAGTCAGGATGGATGCCAAGCGATTTTGACGGGTGGAAAATTCTGATTGATAATGATTTCCATAAGTCTAGGAAATTTGGTGCGTTTTTCGCTATTACGGGAGGGGTATGAACGAGTTCTCAGCACTAAAGGCAGCTTGGCATATTGATCGCATAGCAAACTTGCGCGATGGAAAGCCAATTGCTCCGACGCATGTTCAATTGATTCTCTCCGACCTTTGTAACCAAAATTGTCATTTCTGCGCATACCGCATGGACGGTGGATTTTCGACGCAGCTTTTTGCTGACGCACAAGGGAACAAGAATCCAAATAGGAGAATGCCGACTGAAAAAGCAATCGAGATTATTGATGATTGCGCAGAGGCCGGTGTTGGCGCTATTGAATTCACAGGCGGTGGGGAGCCTACAGTACACAAGGACTGGCAAAAGATAATAGGGCACGCGCAGTCGTTGGGGATTCAAACAGGACTTGTAACGAACGGGGTGAAACTTGAATTTTCTCCGGTTTTGGAGCGATTGACTTGGCTGAGAATAAGTCTTGATGCCGGAAAACCGGAGACATACGAGAGAATAAGGCAAAGCGCAGCATGGCCTCGGGTAATGAAAAACCTTGAAATGGTCGGGAAGTTGTCAGGCCCGTATATCGGTGTTGGATTTGTTGTAACGAGGGAAAATTACGCTGAACTAGAGGGTGCTGCAAAACTTGTAAAGTCTTTTGGAATCCCGTATATCCGCGTATCGGCCATGTTCAGCATGTCTGGTGCAGACTATTACGATGGGATTGTAGATGTAATCAATGAGCAGCGCCGGTTGGCTAAACTGCTAGAGGACGAAACATTCAAGGTTGTCGATTTCTTCGATGACAGAATAAACGATTTACGAATGGCCGCTCCGGACTATGAGTTTTGCGGATACATGCAATTCGTTGTCTATATCGGTGGCGATCAGGCCGTTTATACCTGTTGCACGAATGCCTATACACCACATGGAAAGGTTGGTGATTTGACAGCCATGCGATTCAAAGACTGGATGAAAGACGAATCACGGCTGAAATTCGACGCCAGAGGATGCCACCATTGCCAGTTTAATGAGAAAAACAAGGTCATCAACTACATGGTGTCCAAACCAGCGCATGTGAATTTCGTATGATCTCGCTCATTCTCCCTTATTGGCGGCGACAGTCGGCAACAGACGAGTCTCTGCGCCTGATGATGGCGAACTATTCTGACCTTAATTTTGAGGTCATTATTGTTGATGATGGTTCTCCGGAGCCATATCAAGTGCCAGGATCAATGACAATTGATGTAAAGGTCATCAGACTTCCAAAAAAGGACGGTCCAAAAAACCCATGCCTTCCTTATAACGAAGGCGCGAAGGTTGCGAAGGGGGATTATATTGCGTTGAGTAGCCCTGAAATGCTGCACCACATGCCGATATTGGAGGCAATGAGGAATGAGTGCTATGTTGGTGGCGACAAGGCTTATGTCATGGCCGCTTGTTGGTGTCCAGATCAAATGCGATGGCATTGTCACAGCCAAATGAAGCGCCCGACAGATGCAAGCGATGTTGGTGCTTACATACCAAATGGCGCAAATTATCATTTTATGTCGATGATGAGTAGAAAACTGTGGGATGAGGCTGGCGGATTCGATAACGACTACAGGGATGGCGCTGGATTTGATGATCCTGATTTTGTCCGCAGGCTACACAAGGCGGGGGCGCACTTTATTATGCGGGATGATCTTGTCGTCCAGCATCCACGGAAAGGCACAAGGTCTGGATGGGAACTCGCTCAATTTGACGCCAACAGAGCAATATTCCTTTCAAAGTGGTCGCCTATAAGGGAGATTGCCTGATGTTTAGTGTCATTTGCGTTTTAAAGAGTGGTGGGATTTACGATTCCAGTTGGGTAGAAAAACTCAAAAATGGCGTCAAACGTAACCTTGCGAGGCCGCATCGCTTTGTTTGTCTGAGCGACGTTGACGTGCCCTGTGAGCGCATACCATTACAGCACGATTGGCCTGGATGGTGGTCAAAAATTGAGCTTTTCAGGCCGGAGGTAATTTCCGGAGATACGCTCTACCTAGACCTAGATACGGCAATTACAGGGGATTTGGAGCCATTTGTAGGTCTAGAAACAGATTTCGCCATGATTCGCAGCTTTGCAAATCCGGCACAGATGGCATCCGGGGTGATGTATTTTGGCAAGCCAGCGCCAACCAAGGTTTATGAGAAATTTTCCCGCCAGCCGGATGCCTACATTGCCCACCATGCTAGGAACCAGAATGGGGCCTATTTGGGGGATCAGGCGTTCATTTCTGACACTTTGGGGCGGAATATAGCCTGTCTGAACGATATGGTTGACGGGATAGCCGCATACAAATATCATTGCCACAAGAGACTAATGCCGGGCACTAAAATCGTCTGTTTTCCGGGCGATCCTAAGCCGACAGACCTGAAAGATGATTGGGTACTGGAGGCTTGGAAGTAAATGGCGATTTCGACATACGCAGAACTAAAGTCAGCGATTGTAGATTGGCTTGATGTCGATACAGCGGCCCTGCAATCACAGGTAGATAATCTCATCATCGTTGCAGAGCGGAGAATCAACCGAGAGGTTCGATGCCGCGAAATGGAAACCGCGCTTTCCGCAACGATTACGGCTGGTGTTGTGGCCGTTCCATCAGACTACATGGCAATGAAGTTTTGCTATGTGAACACATCCCCACGTAGATCATTAGAGCGCCGCAGTGCGGAGTGGATAAATCTTAACTATCCATACCAGTCAGGCTCCGGAATACCGCTCTATATCGGAAGGAATGCCAGTAACTTCATTTTTGGGCCATATCCTGATTCTGGATATACGGTCAATGGCATTTATTTTGCAAGGCTCGCCGCCGTAAGTACATCGCCAAATGCGATGTTCCTTGCCAATCCAGATATGTACCTGATGTGTTCTCTGGCCGAATCAGAAACGATATTGCAACGCGATAATCGCGTTCCAATGTGGCAAGCAAAAGCAGACAAGATAATCGCGGAAGTGAATAGCGAATACAAGTCTGAGGACGAATCCGGATCGACGCTCCAAATGCGTACCGTTCAGTCATTGCAGCGCGGTAGGAATTCTGGCCCATGAGACTTCAGCTAGCGCCTAATATTGACTCTCGCGATGGCGTATCCAACAAGGATTCTCGCCTAATTAACGCGCTTGGCGAAATGGACGACGGCGAGAATATGGCTGTTGTTCGACCAGGACTTGCAACACTATCGACATCATCTGGAGACGGGAGAGGACTGTGTTCTTTTAATGATGTTGTTATCAGTATATACGGAACGACGCTTGGACATGGCGCTACTCCGGCCACAATTGGCACTGTTAGCGGCGCATTTTTCGACTTTACGCAATCGCCGCTATGAGATTACCTGTTACGCCACTGTTGAGTACAAAGGATGGCGTATCCAATAAAAACGCCAGACTGACGAACGCGCTGAAAGAGGTTCGCTCTACAGGTGAGCTTGCCGTTGTCAGGCCGGGGCTGAACTTCGCGGCAACGGCATCAGGAATTGGCCGTGGAATCGTCAGTTTCAACGACACGCTGTTTGCGGTGTATGGGCAGACGCTATCTGTGCTGGATAACCGCTACGCATCGGTGTCGTGGGCGGCAGAAACGAGCGCAGAAGATAACCAGTGGCGCGGGATGGCCTACTCGCCGTCTTTGGAACTGTTCGTTGCTGTGGCTCTGGATGGCACGAATCGTGTGATGACATCTCCGGATGGAGAGACATGGACGGCCAGATCGTGCCCGACGAATGAGTGGTGCGCCGTTATCTGGTGCGAGGAATTCGGCCTATTTGTTGCCGTTTCCGCATCGACTAGCGGAAATATAACGATGTCATCTCCGAACGGAATTGACTGGACATCTGGAACAAGTGTTTTCAACGGAATTTGGGACTGCCTTGCATTTGATGGAACCAGGATAGTTGCCGGAACGGTAAGCAGCATACCCGGCGCTGGAATGACATCTACGAATGGAACAACGTGGTCGTCAATGACGTTTTTCGCAAACGCATTTCCGACTGGAATTGTTTATGCGGAGTCGATTGATACGTGGGTTTGCGTTGGCTCTGCGGGGCTGATTGGTTCGTCGTCTGATGGTCTGTCATGGACGCTTCGCAGCACAGATGCCGCTAGTGTCTGGCGATCTGTATGCTGGTCTGAGGAATTGTCATTGTTTGTGGCCGTCGCAGACATCGGAACCGTTCGCATAAAGACATCGCCGGACGGGATTAACTGGACATCCAGAACCGCGCCGAACACGAATGCGTGGTTTTCAGTTACTTGGGCCTCAGAAATTGATATGTTCATTGCTGTTGCATACAGCGGAACGCTGAATATGTCGATGGTTTCTAGCAACGGGATTACTTGGTACGCAAACGCAACGCCGAACAGTAATGCTTACCTTGCTGTGATCTGGTCTGATTCACAAAGGCGTGCCGTTGCTGTTGGGAATACTGGTACGGGAAACAGGGCAATGACGGCTGTTTTGTCTATGGCGACGGTAGCTACGGTTACGGATAAGTATTTTGACTTTGTGCAGAGCGTTCTATGAGCCAGCTATTTCTAAAGACAAAAACAACTGGCTACTACATGGTTCAGAACGCGAACCAGTTGCTGTATTCGCAATTGTTCAGCAATGGCGTCTGGACGCTGGTTAATGGAGCCCTTACCAGTGGACAGACAGCCCCGAATTCAGGGACAGAGGCGTTCAGATTTACGGCAACTAGCGCAAACGCGACGCTGTTGCAGTCTGTTGTTTTGACCGATGGCACGCTTAACCGCACGTTTTCCATCTACATCAAGCGGATTACCGGAACCGGCAATATCTCGATTACTGTCGATGGTTCGACATACTCTGTCGAATCAACCAGCGGGACTTGGGCGCGATACGACACGACGCTTGCCGCCTCTGGAACGGTTACGGCTGGCATCAAGATAACGACATCCGGAGATGCGGTGGATATTGCGTGGGCGCAATTGGAGGATGGCTCAGCATCGACTTATGCGACGAACACGGCAAATCGGTATGCCGTGACGCAAATCACTGATCCAGACTATCCGGTGAACACGACGCGAGGGTGCGCGTTCTTGGATGGCCGGTTCTTTGTAATGACGCAATCTGGCGACATTTACCAGTCTGCGATTGAGGATGCGTCGTCGTGGGGTGCGCTTGACTTCATCGGCGCTGTTGTTGAGCCGGACGAGGGAAAGTACCTGTCTCGCTACAACGAATATCTGTTTGCACTGAAAGAGTTTGGAGCAGAGTTTTACTACAACGCTGACAATGATTCCGGATCAATCCTTGGCCCTGTTCAGAACGCGGCATTTAAGGTTGGCTGCGCTTCGGACGAGTCGGTAAAGGAAATTGCCGGAACCGTGATCTGGATGGGGCAGACTCGGGACGGCTTTGGCCGAGGGATATTCAGGCTTGAAGGAACCGCGCCGAAGAAGATCAGCACCCCACAGGTTGACAAGATTCTGAATTCTGACGACTTGGCAAGCGTGTATTCATGGGCGGCAAACGTCGGTTCGCACATGCTATATGGGCTGACGCTTGTAACGTCAGGGGTTACGCTGGTGCTGGATATGTCGAACGAGCAATGGTCGTTTTTCACCTATCTGGCGACATCCGGAAGCCCTGGAACGATCACGGCGATCACGGCTGATGGCGTGGCGACTCAAGCGGCGCATGGCTATAGCGACGGCGACATTATCAAAGTTTCATCAACGAACAGTGATTTTGACGGCTGGCACATCGCCATGGATGTCACGACGAACACCTATCAGTTGCAGGACACAGGAACAGCGTTTAGCGGTTCTGGCGTGGCGCAGAAGCATACGGAGGCGTATTTCCCGATAATCGCATCTACCGCAGCCAATGGCGTGCAGTACATGCAGCACGCGACGACAGGCGTTTTGTACGAGTTCGCGCAGGACGTTTATACCGATTCAATCGGGGCGATTGCCTGCCGGATTCGGACGCCAAAATTCGACTCTGGAAGCGCGAAATTCAAGTCCATGAAGATGGCCGAACTGATTGGTGACAAAATATCGTCAGTGGCTGGATTGAGGCATACTGACGATGATTTCGTTACATATTCTGGATTTAGGCCGGTAGATTTGTCGATTGAGCGGTCTTGGGTTTGGCGGTTAGGTCGCTTCTCCCGCCGGTCTTTCGAGATTTTGCACGTTAAGAATGCTTTGTTGCGCCTTGAGGCGCTTGAGATTGAAGGAAGCTGACCATGGCTAATAGCTGGTACGAACAATTCAACGAAACAGCGCAAAGAAACGCTGATTTGGCGAAGGCAAGAAGCGCAAACACGCTATATGGTGACCAAGGGCAGACGGATGCTTGGCTTAAAGGTACGCTAAAGCAAGCGCCATCTGACATTGACCAATTCCGACAATCCTTCGGTGGTGGATATGCAAACGAGGCCGACTACCTGAATTGGTCGAACAACAGACAGCGCGAAAACACGCTGTCCAGCTTCGTTGATCGCATGGCTTCCCCGCAGAATGCGACGATGCAGAACACGTTTCAGGGACAGGTCAATGACTTTGGGACTGCGGTAAAGGAGCAGTTGGCCGCGCCACAGCCGATCATGCAGCAGCCCGTGATGAATACATCGAACAGGTTTGAAGGGAACCTGTCGGACAGCGAAACTCGCCTGAATGCGCTTTTAAACAACCCGACCAGCGCACTTGAAATGTCGCCCGCATACCAGTTCCGGCGCGATCAGGGCGAAGAATTGCTGATGCGGAAGTTGGCAAGCAAAGGGTTGCTTAATAGTGGCAATCGCCTGCAAGCCATTACGGACTATGGGCAGAACACCGCATCGCAGGAATACGACGCAGAGTATGGTCGTCGCAAGGGGTTGTATGACACGAACGCTGGATTGTGGAATACGGACAAGGCTGCGAATACCGCACGGTTCGGGGCTGAATCCACAGCGGCTAATCAGCGGTTTGCCGCTGAGTCAACGGCAGCGAATCAGCGACTCGGTACGCTTGGCACAATGCTTGGGCAGGCCGGAAGCAACTACAACACTGGAGCGAATATCGCAAACAACGACCGGACGACTTGGGGCAATATCTGGACGAATCAAGCGCCAAAGGCAGTAACGCAGCTTCCGCGCAACTGGTGGCAGGCGTAAAGGATAAATCATGGGCTTTCTCGAAGAACTGATGCGCCGGAACCAGCAGCAAATGATGCCATCGCAGGTCATGCGGGGGATTCTCTCGCCGTCTGAGAACGCTAACGGGGTGCCGCGCACGCAGGAGGATGAGGATGCCTATGTTGCCGACTTGATGCGGCGTAGTGGTGGTGCAGTGCCGCTTGCCAGTGCTGATGCGATGGGAAATCCCCGATCTCAGGCCATGGAGGACGCATATGCGTCAAGCCTGTCGCAGCCGGAAACGTGGGGCGGTGAGCGTGGCAGAGCGGCGCTACCAGAGCTTGTTCCGCAACAATGGGGCGGAGAAGGCCGTAGCGCCTCTATGGGGCCACAGCGCGGCGCACTGTCGTCCATGGCTATGTCTCAGCCAGAATCACCCCAGAGGCCGTTCCTATCGCCTGACAGGGCAATTTCCGTGGAGCATAGCGGTGGGCCGTATGACGCGCCTACCCGCGAGTTGCCGATGAACTCGTTCCGCAATGAGCGGACGGGCAAGGTGACGATGTTGAATGCTGCGCCGCAAAAACCACAGGGCGACGGGGTTGAGGTCGTTCAGCAGATGCAGCAACGGGACGGCACTATCCTGCAACAGATTCGCGTACCGGGAATTAATGGGGCAGGGCAGCAAACGATGGTTACGCAGTACCGCACGGTGATCCCGCCCGAACTTGATCCGCGTTTCAAGGCCAAGCAGGAGATGGACAAGCGTGCGGCGGATATGGCCTATACGCAGGCGCAGACAAACAATGTCGGTCGGCAACAGCCAAGAGCGCCTTCTGTACAGGAAATCGTTGACCCGAAGAATCCGGGGCAGTTGATTCGGGTAGATACGAATGTGTATCGACCGGGAGGCTCGTTGGGCGATCCTGGCGTCATCGGGGTGTCTGGCCGAGAGCCTGTATCTGCAAAGCGCGAGGAAGATTCGGCTAAGGGCAAGGATTTGCTCAAAAGCGAGTTGGACAACCTGAGAATTAGTTACCAAACGCTCAATAATTCAGCGGCAATCCCAAGCTCGGCAAGAAGTGGGGCGGAAAACGTCTTGTCGTCTATTAGGGCTAGTACGCCGGGTCAAATGCTCGGGCGCGTTGTCGGAACGGAGCAGCAGGACGCAAGGAACCTGATTCAAAGCTCAAGATTGCGGATTATGAACGCTATAAAAAACGCAACCGGCATGAGCGCGCAGCAGATGAACTCTAACGTCGAATTGCAAACATGGCTGAAATCACTTACCGACCCATCTAATTCAATAGAAACAAACCTGGGAATTATCGACGCGCTTGAGGATGCGTTTATCAAGAAGCAACCTGCTGTTGATAGTGGTGGAGGCAAATCTCCGCCAAAAATCGTTGACCGTGGAGCTTCCCTGCTGATCGACGGAACGCCCGTTCAGGTGCTTTCGCGCAACGCAGACGGAACGATCAAGATTCGTGGTAAAGACGGACGAACCGGAACTGTGAGGCCGTAAATGGCAACGATTACATGGGATGACGAGGAATCCGTTGGCCCGTCCGTGGTATGGGACGATGCGCCTACGCCTCCCAAAAAGGACTCATCAATCCTTGGCGATATCGTCGGCGGCGCAGTCCAAGGCGCGGCAAATATCGGTTCTACGCTGCTTGCCCCGATTGATTGGGCGGCACGGAAAGCGGGGATATCCAATGACTTTATCGGACGCGATGACCGACGCGCTGCTTCTCGTGCTGCTCTTGGAAATTTGGGTGCTGATACCGATAGCTACGCTTTTAAGGGGGGCGAGTTAGCGTCTGAGATTGCGGGGACTGCGGGTGTGGGCGGGGCGCTGGCTGGTGGATACAACGCCGCGTATCGGGCAAATCAACTGGCGCGGCTAACGGGAATACCCGCCCTTTCAAAGCTTGGCGTAGAAATCCCCGGCCTGCAACGACTGGCATCAGCAACCAACAGCGGCGTATTATCCAAACTCGCCACAGCCGCAGAAACAGGCGGATTCGCCAAAGGCCCAACTGACTCGCTTATCCGCAACGCCGCATACCGGACTGGTGGTGGCGCTCTGACTGGTGGGGCGTCGGCTGCACTGATAGACCCATCCACGGCAGGCGAAGGCGCTATGTTTGGCGGCGCTCTGCCGGTTGTCGGATCATTGGCCCGTGGCGGCGTATCTGGCGCTGGATGGCTGCGAGACTTGGCAGGAGGAACTCTGGCGGAGCGCCACGCAGGACGGATTGCCCGTCAAGCGGCTGGCCCACAGTTGGACATGATTCGTGAGGCCAACGACCTTGCGCCGGATGGGATGTTGGCAACGCAGGTTGCGGAGAACTTCGTTCCAGGTGGCGCACCGGGAACGTACAACCGGCTAGGGCAGGTGGCAGAGGGCATGGACGCGACGGACGCCTATCGACTGACACGCGAGGCACAGGCGGCAGCG